ATGGGCTACCGCACCAACATCAACGACGTGAACTCGGTCGTCCAGGCGTCGATGACGATCGCCATTCAGTCGGGAACGCTGATCGAAGTCGCGGCCACCTGATCCGATGGCGGAAACCGGCAACAGATCGTCCGGCGAGGTCGCCATCCTGCTCGGCGAGGAGGAGCATTTCCTCTCGCCGACGCTGCGCGCGGCAAAGGCGGTCAATCACCGCTTCGGCGGCTTCACCGATGCCTACGAGCGGCTGCTCGCCTACGACATGGCGGCGATCGTCGCGATCGTCGCGGCCGGGCTCAACCTCCGCGATCCCGGCGATATCGAGAAGCTGGAAGAGAAGATCTTCCGGAACGGTCTCGATCCGCTGATCAAGCCGCTCCGCGCCTATCTGGCGCAGCTCGCCAACGGCGGCCGGCCGGCGAAGACCGACGGGGACGCCGACCCTGAAAAAAAAGCATAAGCCAATCGGATCACCACGACCAGTTGCTCCGCATTGGAACCGGTTGGCTTGGCTGGACGGAGAGAGACACCCTCGACACGACGATGGACGGCATCGTCGTCGCTTACGAGAGCCGCATCGACATGCTGAAGGCGATCTTCGGCTCGTCCGACGGCAGGCCGAAGACGCCGACCCGCCCGGCCGGCAAGGGAAAGCTCCGCCAGGCGCTCCGGTTCCTGGCCGGCGGCAAGAAAAACTAGACCTCCCGAGAGACGAGAAACGATGGCGATCGCTCCGCTCCGCGTTCCGGTTACCGGCGACGATGTGCTGTTGCGCTCGGTGCTCGGCCGAGCGCGCCGCAACATTCGCGGCTTCGCAGCCGGGGCGACGGGCGACATCGGCGGCGTGCACGCCGCGACGCGAAAGCTCTACAGCGCCTTCGTCGCACTCGGCGCACTCCGTCTCGGCAAGCAGGTGCTCGACGATTTCGTGTCGTTCGACGAATCCCTGACTCGCATCGAGACGCTGGTCGGGGTCAATCGCGACCAGGTCGCCGCGTGGCGGCAGGATCTGATCGAGATGGGACCGGCGGTCGCCAAGGGACCTGGCGAACTCGCCGACGCCATGTTCTTCATCACCTCGGCGGGTCTCCGCGGCGAGAAGGCGCTGTCGGCACTCAGGGCCGCCGCCAAGGGATCGGCGATCGGACTCGGTGAAACCAAGACGGTCGCCGACGCGGCGACCTCGGCGGTGAACGCCTACGCCAGTTCCAATCTGTCGGCCGAGCAGTCGGTGGCGGTTCTCGCGGCGACGATCCGGGAGGGCAAGCTCGAAACCGACGCGGTCGCCGGTGCCATCGGCACGGCCTTGCCGCTGGCGTCGAAACTCGGCGTTCGTTTCGATGAAGTCGGCGCCGCGATGGCGGCGATGAGCAAGACCGGCACCGACGCATCCGAGGCGGTCACCCAGCTCAACTCGATCTTCACGACGACGCTGCAGCCGACCACGGAGGCGGTCAAGACACTGGCCCGGGTCAACCTGACGGTGCAGGATCTCCGCCGTTCGCTGGCGGAGCGCGGCCTGCTCGCCACGCTGAAGGATCTGAACGACCGGTTCCACGGCAACGTCGATGCCATGGCATCGGTGTTTGGCAACGTTCGCGCCCTTCGCGGCGTCTTCAACATCCTCGGCGACAACATCGCCGACACCGAGCGCATCTTCGCGGAGCTCGCCGGCACGGTCGGCGGCGACCTCGACCAGGCCTTCAACCGCGCCAGCGAGAGCGGCTCGTTCAAGTACCGGCAGTCGATCGCGGAACTGAACACGGAGATGGCGAAGCTCGGCGAGCGGGTCGCTCCGGCGATGATTGCCGCGCTCAAGGGCCTCACCGACAATCTCGAGACGACGGCGGTCGTTGCGGCCACGCTTCTCGGCATCTGGGTGGGCCTCCGCGGCGGGCCGATGGGCGCCGCCATCGGCGGCATTGTCGCCGGCGGCGGCATGGCGGGGTGGCTCCGCACCATCCGCGAGGAAGCGGAAGCCGCCCTGGCGGCGACGGAGAAGCTCAAAGTCAGTACCACGCAGATGGTCGGTAGCGCCCCGATCCTGCCGGGCGGCCTGACGCCGCCGGCGAGCGCTGCCACTACGCCACCCCCGCCGGGGCTGCCGGTCCTCTCGGAGGATGCCGAGAAAGCAAGGAAGAAGATCGAGGAGGTCATCGCCGCCCTGAAGTTCGAGGAGGACCAGCTCGGCCGGACGGCGCGCGAACAGGAAGTCTACAATGCGCTGGTCCAGGCAGGCATCGATCCGCAGCATGCGCAAGCCGCGGCTGTCCGCGCCGCCGCCGAATCCCTCTACGACAAGGAACAGTCGACGCAGGCGGCGGTGAAGGCGGAGAAGGATCTCGAAACCGCGCTTGGCGAGCTCGGCGACTTCGGCCAGGGCATCCTCGATTCGCTGATCGACGGCACCTTCGACTGGCGCGACGCGCTGAAGGCGGCGATCCCGATCATCGTCAACCTCCTGACCTCGATGCAGGCGCTCAGCGCCGCCGGCGGCGGCAATCCGCTGCTGGCTGCGCTCGGCCTCGGCGGTATGGGCGGCGGCGGTCCGACATACGGCATCGGCACGCTCTATCACCGCGGCGGCATCGCCGGAGGGCCGGGCTCGGGCCGCCGCCGCGTGCCTTCCGCAGCCTTCTCGGCAGCGCAGCGCATGCACGACGGCGGCATTGCGGGATTGATGCCGAACGAGGTGCCGGCGATCCTGAAGCGCGGCGAGCCGGTGTTTCCGAACCTTGCCGCGGCAAGCGCCTTCGGCGGCGTCAACGTCACCTTCGCGCCCACCTACAACGTGCGCGGCTCCGGTCCGGAAATAGACCGGCTGCGCGCCGACATGGCCACCGACCGCCAGCAGTTCAAGGGGAGGGTGGTCGAAGCCGTTCGCGAAGGCCAGTCACGCCGGGCGCTCCGATGACGATCACCTTCCCGCGCGACATGCCGGCCGCCCTCGCGGACATGCTGGTATCGCTGCCGTTCCGGCTCGAGCCGGTGATCGAGGTAACGCCGCTCCTCTCCGGCGCCCGGATCGCGCTCGATCGTGGCCCGAGCGTCTGGCTCGCCGACATGCAGACCGGGCCGTTGCCGGAAGAAGAGATGGGAATCGTCCGGGCGTTCTTCGACACGCTGTCGAGCACCGGCGCGTTCTTCTGCTACGACCGCCTGCGGGAGTATCCGCTGGCCTACCGGAAGACCGGCTTCGCCGCCTTCGGCGGCTTTGACGGAACCTGCATCCTCGATGCCGTCGCGGCGAACAAGGTGGAGCTCGATCTCGCCGGATTGCCGGAGGATTTCGTTCTGTCGATCGGCGACTATCTGGCGTGGGACTACGGGACGACCGACGCGTTCCGGGCCCTCCACAGGATCGCCGCGGGCGCGACCGCCGATGGCTCGGGCGAGGCGACCGTCGAGGTCCGTTCGGTCGTCAGGCCGGGCTGGGAGAGCGCCGACAGCAGCGGCCGGGTGGTGACCGTCTATCGTGCCGCGGCGCGGATGCTGATCGTCCCGCGCTCCTATTCGGAGCAGATCGAGGCAAACGGCTTCGGCCGCATATCGGCGCAAGCGGTGCAGACGCTCTGATGCTGCCGCTCACGACAGCCCAACGCGAGGCGCTGGAAAAGCGCCACGTCAAGCGCCGGCTGTTCATCTGGTGCGAGGCCAAGGATCCGGATACCGGCGATCCCGACCCGGTCGGTTTCTGGGACGACGTCGGCCCGATCGAGCACGGCAGCCGTACGTACCACGGCTCCGGCAATATCGTGCAGGTGGCGACGCTGTCGGCGCGCGGCGATCTCACTATCCCCGGCTTGACGATCACCATCTCCGGAATCCAGGCGGCGGCGCTGGCGCTGGTCCGCGGCGAGATGGTCGAGCAGGCGCCGATCACCGTGAAGATCGGCATCTACGACACCGACGATCATACCCTGATCGAGCCGCTGCTGCCGTTCTTCGACGGCAAGGTCGACGACGTCAGGATCACGACGCCGGAGGCGGGAGGGGAGAGCACGATCGAACTGATTTGCGAGTCGACCTCTCGGGCGCTGACGGTGAAGCGGACGTCGACCCGGACGGATGCCTCGTGCCGCGCGCGGCATCCGGCCGACGCCTTCTACGCCTACTCGGGAACGGTCCTCGAGACGCCGGTCTACTTCGGTCGCAAGGCCCCGAAATGAACGCGGCGAGGATCCTGATCGAGGAATACCGGAAGGCCCGGGCGGTTCCGTTCGCGTGGAACGGGCGCGACGATTGCCTGGGCTTTGCCGCCAACGTCGCCGAGCGGATCGTCGGGCATGACGTGATCGGCGACCTCCGCGGCCGCTATTCGACGCCGCTCGGCGCGAAGCGGGTGATGGCGAGCGAAGGCTGGGCCGACATGGGCGACGTGGCGGCGGCGTTCTTCGGGCGCATCATTTCTCTCGCTGAGGCACGGACCGGCGACTGGGCACATGTCGTCAACGAAGACGGCTCAGATACGATCGGCGTGTTCTCGGGTGCGATGATCGCGGCGAAGACGGAAGCCGGCATGGGGCAGGTGCCGCGCTCGCTGGCCGTCCGGGCGTTCCGGATCGAGTAGATGTTCTACCTGATCGCCCTTGCCGCGCTCGTCGTCAGCGCCGACGCAGCGCATGCCGCCCCGCTTATCGCGCCGATCATCGGCGCGGTCTTCGGCATCGGCGCGGCCGCGGCCGGGGTGGTCGCGTCGATCGTCGTCGGCGTCGCCTCGATCGGCCTATCGCTGCTGCTCAGGCCGAAGCAGCCGGCCGAGCAGGGCGGCGGCGTCGAGCTGCAGACGCGGTCCGATCCGCTTGCCCCGGAAACCCTGATCGTCGGCCGGGCGGTCACCGGCGGAACCCGGGTGGCACCACCGACCACATACGGTAACAACAACCAGAACTGTATCGAGTTCATCGCGCTTGCCGATCACCCCTGCGAAGGCCTCGTCAAGGCCTTCGTCGACGGCCAGGAGGCGGCGCTTACCGACACGGCGACCACCCGCGGCTTCACCGTCGACGGCTACGACGCGAAGCTGGCGCTCCGCTTCTTCGACGGGTCGCAGACCGACGCCGACGCCTTCGCGGTCGCGGCCCTGTCGGCGCATCCCGAGCGGCCGTGGACGAACGATCACAAGGGACTGGGGCGAACCTTCGCGCGGCTTCACTCGATCTACGACAAGGAGAAGGTGCCGGGCCTTCTGCCCTGGAAGTTCGTGGTCGACGGCATCCCGCTTTACGACCCGCGGCTCGACACGACCGTTGGCGGCTCGGGCGCACATCGCTTCGCCGATCTCGACACGCACGCGTTCACCGCGAACCTCGCCGTCATCGCCTACAACATCGTCAGGGGCATCCGGGTCAAGGACGAGAACGGCGATCCGGTCCACTTCTACGGGCTGAAGGGAACGCCCGCCGCGAACGTGCCGCTCGACGTCTGGTTCGCGGCGATGAACGAGGCCGACGTTCCGGTCGCGCTTGACGCCGGCGGGACCGAGCCGCAGTTCCACGGTGGTCTCGAAATACAAGTATCGACGGAGCCGCTGGAGGCGATCCGGCAAGTCCTGAAGGCGACCGGCGGGCGCTTCGTCGAGAACGGGGGCATCTACAAGCTCTATCTCGGCGCGCCGGGATTGCCGGTCGCCACCTTCGACGACGGCATCGTGCCGGCGAACCGGAGCGATCTCTTCGAGCCGATCCTGCCGCTGGAGCGGAAGGTCACCTATGTCGCCGGCACCTTCGTCTCGCCCGACGACGGCTGGATCGAAAAGGAGGCGCCGGTCCGGATCGACACGGCCCTGGAGGACTCCCTCGGCGATCGCTTCGAGGCCGATCTCGATGCGCCGATGGTGCAGTCCGGCCCGCACATGCAGCGCCTCATGCAACAGGTGCTGGCGCGGGCGAAACAGCAGCACCGGCACAGCCTGCCGCTGCCGCCGGCGCTGTTCGGCGTCGAGCCCGGCGACGTCCTGGAATGGAACTCGGAAAGGAACGGCTACGAGGACAAGCTCTTCGAGGTGACCGGCTGCGAAATCGATGCCAGCCTGATCACGGTCGCGCATCTCCTCGAGGTCGATCCGGCCGACTACGACTGGGAGGCATCCGACGAACTGCCGCAGGCGATCGGGTCGATCGTCCAGCATCGACCCGCCCCGAAGATCATCGACGACTTCGACGCGCAGCCCTACACGCACATCGGCACGACGGGCCAGAAGCGCGCCGGCATCCGCTACACCTGGACGCCGCCGGAAGACGAC